AGGGTCCATGCCCCCCAGGTATGCGCGATGATGGGATAAACTGTTGGCTCGATCCTGTCTATCGGGGTGTTGGTAAACCGATGGGTTGTAAAAATGATGAAGAAAAGAAGGGGCAATTGTGTTACCCAAAGTGTAAAATTGGATACAAATCAAGTGCTCTTGATTGCGAGGGTACGTGTCCAGCTGGTAGTACAAATACAGGTTTTACTTGTCTTAAGCCTATTCATGCATACATACCAGGTAACAAATGCAAAAATCCATTTAAAAAATGCTTCTTCCAACGCGCCAATTGTCGTGCCGGATATATATATCGGGGAACCACGTGTAATGAAGAATGTCCAGGATTCAATTTCAGGTCGGGTGCCGCGGGTTCAGCCTTCTGTGATAAACCAAGAAACCGTTATTCTAGGGCCGGGGACGCGAGGCCTCTCAGTTCGTGTCCAGAAGGTTATGAAAAACAGGGACTTTTGTGCTACCCTAAATGTGAAAACAAGGGTGATCAAGGTCAATACAAATACAACGGAGTTCTCGATTGGTGCCAGCCCAAGGGTGGAGCTGGCATCAAGAAGGGTCTCGACGATCGTTGGGAATGTCCGGACGGGTGGAAAAACATCGCGGGTATCTGCTATGAGAATTGCAAACCTGGTGAGAGCGACGACGGTTTGTTATGCAATCCACCATGATTAAATTCTCAGGAGAATATAAAAGATGGTATTACGTTTCTTTATCAGAGGTGCTGGAGCCGGGGGAGATGCTGCCAGAGGTGCTGGAGCTGCCGCAGATGCTGCTAGAGGTGCTGGAGCCGCTTCAGACGCTGCCAGGGGTGCTGGAGCTGCCGCAGATGCTGCCAGAGGTGCTGGAGCTGCCGCAGATGCTGCCAGAGGTGCTGGAGCCGCTTCAGACGCTGCCAGAGGTGCTGGAGCCGCTTCAGACGCTGCCAAGGGTGCGGGAGATGCTTCCGATGCTGCCAGGGGTGCCGGAGCTGCCGGTGACGCCACCAAAGCTCGAAAGTCCTCGTTTCTTAGCAAAAATGCGGGTACTTTACTCACTGGTGGTCTTGCGGCGGGTGGTGTATACTACCTAGATCAAAAATACAAGGAGGAGAAGGAAGCGGTCAAGGACTGCATGAAGGTTTGTCTCCCAGACAATTGGGACGATCACGCCTATGGTGATTTAGACAAATCCGACCTGAAATATAAAGAGCTTTCTGATGTGGGTTCGGCTGAACAGCCCATATGTACAACGGAAATTGATGAATGTGGTGCTTATTGTGGTGATAAGTGTAAGGAAATTCACGATTTCGACGCACCCGGCTCCGGTCTCGCGGAAGGTCTCGGTGGAGATCTAGGTGAAGGTCTCGGTGGTATTTTTAAGAGTGTTTTTGGTGGCCTATTCGAAGGTATGGGTCTGGACACGACTATGGTCGGAGTCGCCTCCAGTGCCTCGTCTTCGATGATCATGATGGTACTGTTGATCATGTTGCTCAAGTAATTTTAAAACCCATTCGTTATTATTCCATCCACTCCGTACCTATACATGTACTCAAGTTCTTTGTCTTCCTTGTGTGTATACGTATACACCTTGATATCTTTCATTTTACAGTAAGATATGAAGTGATGATCCAAACACGTCCAGTGAAGGACGACTGCAGAGAGACCTCGGGTGACCATGTCGTACTCGTCGTCACTAAACGTCGTCTCAAATGTTGATCCCTTTTGAAACTCTCGCGGAAGACTGTGTACCAATTTACGATTGAAACTACAGAAGAATACGTTTCGGGTCGGTTCTTTTTCGTAAAATGTGGAGAGTGCTTTGATGATATGGTAATTATTTGCTTTTATGTCGATGATGAGAAGTGTTTTCCTAACTTCTGGAACTTGATCGTACACATCTCTCAAAGTGCACACCCCCGTTTCCCTCAAATGTTCGAGTGTCGTGTCTCCGATGAAATGATCACCGAGATACACATCATGGTGGAGGACAATTTCTCCCGTTCCACATAATTGTACATCAATCTCTACTCCATCATAGTCTCTATGAATCGCTTCTCGAATAGCTTCGATACTGTTGTCTCTGTATTTGAGGGAATATCCACGATGTGCGATACACTTCATCCTGACTTAAAGAGGTGTCTGTCCTTTATATTAATGATATTAAGTATTGATGTCGGTATAAGGAATTTGGCGATGTGTCTCCTGGATGAAAAAAGTGGTAACCTCGTTCGCGAATGGGATGTAGATGGGATTCCACCACAACACGCGGACGGTGTCTACATCGCCATGCGAGACCATCTCGACACCCGACCATGGGTTCTCACAGCGGACACGATTCTCATCGAGAAACAACCCGATCGGAATAAGAAGATGGTGAGTGTCATGCACTTCCTCCATGCATACTTCATTATCAGGTGTCCTAAAGCTGAAACTATTCTCTACGATGCTCGACACAAGATTCCAGATGTCGCCGGACCTGGTAAAGCGCAATACAATAAGAGAAAGAAGGTTTCCATAGAGAGGTGTGAAGCGTTTATTCGGAATGGACCCACGAATGCACACTGGATAGACACCTTTATCAAGTCCAAAAAGAAAGATGACCTCGCAGATACTGTCATGCAGGCACTCTCTTTCGTCAACAGGGTTGAGGTCACACCGGCATCTAAAAAGAAAAAGACCACAAAGTTGGTGGCACGTCGACCGAATGAAAACCAAAAAGCTACCAAGTATTCCAAGTGTAATTTAGCGTGGATTTATTTGAATAAACCTGAATGTGAAGTTCTTGAGAATAACAAAAGATTCATGAAAGACTTGAAGAGGTACTACAGGGACCTAAGTGAACTGATTAGAGAAATAAAATAGAAAAATGAGTCTCACCATTCGAATGTCCGCTACTCCCCAAAAGCCCAACATCGACAAGATCATCAAGAGTAATAAACATCTTAGGGCTGCAGCGCATTCTTCCAAAACGAATAGGAAACATCATCGTGTCGCAATCGATCAACTTGATTCATTTTTGGATCTCATCGATAATGCAATCGACATCATGAATAATACTACAGTTGAGATTGAAAAGTCACAAGAGAAACTTTATGAGTTGTACGACTTTTGTGGAGAAGTCCCAATGGATGAAAGTTGTGATTATTAAAGATTAGAACGGATAGATTGTTATAATGGAAAAAGTTTTGGATCATGGATTCGTAGAACTCGTAGAGCATATGCCCCAAGAAAATCTGGACAAAGCTATCGTAGATGGTGCGCGTGTCAGTTATCAAACCGGTACGAAGACGACACGTGGTGACCGCGGGCTCATTAGATATCTCCTTCGACATGCACACACCAGCCCCTTTGAGTTGGTGTCCTTCAAGTTTCGTATCAAGGCACCCATTTATATTGCCCGTCAGTGGCTTCGGCATCGAACCGCCTCTGTGAACGAAATGTCCGCGCGGTACTCTATCGTCGATGAAGAGTATTACGAACCAGAGTTTTACAGGGGTCAATCTGAGGTAAATCATCAGGGGTCTGAAGGTGTCATAGAACTCGGTGATGAACTCAACGACATCATCTCCATTCAACAGAAGAACGCTTTCAGGACGTACCAACGTTTACTCGAGAAGGGTGTATGTAGGGAACAAGCGCGGGGTATCCTCCCTCAATCGACCTATACATCCTTCGTGTGGAAGATGGACCTCCACAACCTCATGCACTTTTTACGTTTGAGAATGGATGACCACGCCCAAAAGGAGATTCGAGACTACGCCAACGCCATCTTCAAATTAGTACAACCCCTCGTCCCCATTACGATGGAGGCGTTCATGGACTTCAGGGTCAACGCTATGCAACTCACGGGACCTGAAATTGAAGCGATCGCGAATGGGACGCCAATCGATTCACCAGGGGAACGGAGAGAGTTTGAGGAGAAAGTGAAGAGGTTAAAAATAAAATCCCCAGAATGAGTACCTTACAAGATGAACAATATGTGCGCTATCCACACCACTCCGGCCCTGTGCCTCCTCGAATTGTCCCGACGCCCTATGCTTGCCCGTAAACTGGGGTATGTTCAGGTGATTGAACATACTAAATCAAAAGACGAACTAGCACTCAACTATAAAGATACACCAGCAGCGAAGTTGGAAGAAGCTCGTCAACCTCGACGTGTCGCCAGACTTAAAAAATTAAATGTCAACACAAAGTAAATGCTCGCCATTACAAACACTTTTACTGTGTTCGCCGCTGAGAAGAAGAACAAGGGATTCAAGAGGCTGAGTAAGAAGATCCAGAAGGAACGCGACGCCGACGTGGGTAAGATCAAAGAGAAGTTCTCTGATATTTTCCGTGATGAACAGCGTCGTTTGAAGGGGTACTTTGATGAGCACAATAAACTGATCAAGAAGGATGACAAGTCCAAGAAGAGTGGTAAGAAGTCTATCGACTTTTACGAAAAGTAAGCCACAACGTACAGAAAACAAAAAACATCGCCAGGGGTGGATTGTCCCCAAATCTCTCAGCCAATAGAGCGCACACCACGCTGTACTGGACGAGCTTAATTTCCTGTTGTGTTTTGACCATCGATCGTTTCATGGACCCTCTCGACTTTTGAAGACCTGACACGGCTGTATTTATCTTGCTGATTGTTCCGGGTATTTCTGTTGTCTTCATGAATATATCCCCAACATCTACAGATTCTATGATCTGTTGTTGGATGAGGGGTTCCAGGTATGTGAAATAGTTAAAGTCTGGATCCAGTTTGAGACAAATACCTTCGATCGTGGAGAAGGCTTTGGCGAGGTACACAAAACTACTGGGAACTACGAATGGTTTCTCAACAGCGAGTTGTGCGGCGAGATCATCGTTCACGATTCCAGAACCATCCAGAGTTTCCAAGTATCCCAAAATAGTTTCGAAGAAGAGTTCGATGTCTGAAACATCAGAAGAAGTTGGAACGATCACACCCAACTTGACGAGCGTGTCAACTATACCGGCAGTGTCTCGCATAATTATGAAACCAAACAATTTTGTGAATCCATCTCTCAATTCTTCCGATAATGGCACAAGTAGCCCAAAATCATAAAATACAAGTTTCCCCTTTGACGAAAATCCCAAGTTCCCGGGGTGTGGGTCAGCGTGGAAAAGACCATTATCCATAGTTTGAATAACATAGGAGTTAATCAGAGCTTCACAAATCTTCTTCTTGTTTACTTTGGGATCTGTGATTTCAGTCAACTTTGTGGAGGGTACATATTCCATGACGATCATCTCATCGTTTGAATACTTTTTGTAGACTCTCGGAACTTTTACCCAATCAACATCTTTCATACTTTTTCGAAACTTTATGGCATTATCAATCTCCTGTTTGTAATCCGCTTCACCCAAGAGGTACTCGATGGACTCATCGAGGACCGAACCAGAACTGTTCCCCGTGTCGATACCAACTCGTTCCAGGAATTGTACGATGTCACGTATGTTATCGGTATCTTCCTTCATGATATCCAGGATTCCTGGCCGTTTTAATTTTACAACAACTTTTTGACCGGTTTGGAGTACAGCCATGTGGACTTGGCCTATACTCGCCGATTTGAATGGTACAGGGTCAAACTCTTTGAAAATATCATACTTTACAGTGGTATCGAATTCCACGGGAGGAACATTATCTTGTAAAGATTCCAACTCTTTTGTAAATTCTGGTGGATAGAGATCCCCTCTCGTCGAAGCGATTTGACCTAATTTTACAAAGGTTGGTCCGAGTTCGAGGAGTTCCTCCTTCGTCCAACGACCAAGTTCGGATTTATTTTTTACAGTGGCATTCTTCCAGAGAAACTTACCTGCAAACTTCCATGTTTTCAGTTTCCGGTTATGAACCCCTGTTGGTACATGTTGCGCAACACATAACATCCTATTACATGCCGAGGTTTTTTTCTATAAGCTATATAATATGGACTTTCTAAATCCTGTGAGTGGTAAAATAGAAAAGGTTCTTCGAATGCCTCTCGTATTTTCTCTCGTGGTGATGTACCAGGGTATTTTTTCACATAATGCCATTTACGTTCCAGACCGTGTGATGGCTATGTTTGATCGTGGATGGTTCCGTCTATTTTCTCTTTTCATCATAGCCCTCGTCGTCACGAGTGACGTGGAGACGGCACTTATTTCCAGTCTCATTTTCATGGGTAGTCTCTACGCTCTCAAGACCCCCGAAGAACGTGAAAAAACTGGACTCATATAATTATGTTCACTAAAAGTAGAATGAAAGTTCATATCGTCGGTGCTGGACCCACGGGTATGTCCCTCGCATGGGAATTACTCAAGTCAGGTGAACACGACGTCATGGTGTACGATAAGAAAGTTTCAGCTGGTGGTTCATGGTGGGAACCCTCGGAAGATGTTCGCGATCTTCACGCACACCGCATCCTCTTTGATAAAGCATTCGTCAACACACAATCCCTCTTCTCAGAGATGGGAATCGGATGGAACGCGATGTTCGAACGCTCAAAGGAAGACTACTTCAATATTTTCACGGGAAAAGACTATCTCACCGTCTTGTCCATGTTCGCCCGTGTTCTCGCACAACCCACGAAATACAAAGGTATCTCCGTGAAAGAGGCGGTCGGAGAGGGAGAACATCCTATCATCGAACACTGGACACTCATCATGGATGGTGTCACGTGGGACAGGATGTCCGCCTACGAGTTTGTAAAAAATATTGATCACGTCGCACTCTCCAAGGCGTACACACAGAGGGTTTCCGGTAAAGTCATGTGTGACGCGATGGAAGATGCGGTTCTGAATGCAGGTGCAAACTTCATCTTTAACGTGGAACTTTTGGAAGTTGAATACGGGGATGATTCTTTTGTGGCCAAGTTTTCTGATGGAACAGTCATCGATGATGGTATGCTCTTTCTCTGCGTCGACAACAGCCCAGCCCTTAAATTACTCGGTGATAACTGGGGACCAGACGCAGACAAAAAGGTTCGGGAAAGTACATACGGCGCGCTCAACGTTCTTCTCGACTATGAAGATCCGATCAAAATAAAAACAGATCTGGAAATTGCATCTACGACCGAATGGAATCTTCAACCCGTCGTTCTTTCAAACGGTAAAACTATTTCGTGTGTCATATGTGACATCACAGAAGAGATCGCCAAGACTGACCCAGAAACGTTAAAGGCTGAAGTACTCCGCCAACTCGAACTCCCAGAACCCAAAGAGATTCGTATCGGGTGGGGTGCAGAATGGAGAGGTGAAGCATGGGAAACGTCGCAATCCTCGGGTGTTCTCAGTCTTCATGGACAACTTCCATTCTTTGGAAAGTGTTCAAAGGTGGCTATGTGTGGCATGATGTCTCCCAGAAATACACCGTATTCGAGTATAGAGGCGGCTGTGGAAGTTTCGAGATCCCTGTGTCACCAACAGTTCGGCACGAGAGAACCACTCCAACCCATAGTTATCTCCCAAGTTGTACTTTTTGTGGTGGTACTACTTATAGTTTTAGTTTTACTGTATCGTAATAGAAACCAATGAAGTTCATGACAAAAGTTCATGAACCTATGTACGAGTTTAACAATAAAAAGTATATTCGTTTTATAATTCCCTCGAAAGTTTCAGAAATTATAGAACGAATGCATACTCAACGCTGGCACTTTCTATCGAATCAAAACTTGGACATTCCGCTCGACGGAAACATTTTGACAGTCAAAGTTCCATTTCGGTACCGAAGAGTCATGTGTGAAGTCCGAGGACGACCCGTACAGTCTCTTATAAAGGGAGATGAAGTGGAAGTTGAGGTGGACTTCAAAGGGTATTGGAATGTAGGAAATTACTCGGGCTTCTCTTGGATACTCTCGAGTTCCTCAACCTCCTGAGTGGGATCCCGGGGAAGATCGATCTGAGTGAGACCACCCTTCTTGAAACCCTCAAATGTGGAGAGCATACCTTGAAGCCTGAAGACTTCCTGGGTCAGCTGCTCGATGTTCATACGAAGCTTCTTAATATTTTCATCAACGTCTACGATAGGCATCTTGTACGTATTTAAAGTTTATCATCTTTAAATAAGTATGCTCACTCGAACTGGATACTTAGTGACTGAGGGACCAATCCAGGAAATTAAAAAAGAACTTACCGTAAGACCTATCGTCAATGGGGACTTTGGATTTCCTCCACCACCTTTCAAAGTTTTTAGACCATCTAAGAACGGAGTCTGCGTTCCAAGATTCTATGGAACTGATAAGATGGGAGAGCCCAAAGAGGATCGTCGGCCAGAACCCACTCGTATCCGAACCAAATTCGCTGGACAGCTCCGTGACACAACCCATCAAAACGAAGCACTGGCAGCAGCACTTAAAGCAGGCCATGGCGTCCTTTCTCTACCATGCGGCTACGGCAAGACGACGGTATCCTTGGCCATAGCGTGTAAGTTGGGATACAGGACCATGATCATCGTTCACAAACAGTTTTTGGCGGACCAGTGGCGGGAACGCATTCAACAGTTTTGCCCCGGTGCGACGATAGGTGTCGTCCAACAGAACAAAAAGGAAGTCGATTGTGACTTTGTCATAGCGATGCTCCAATCTCTTTCCCTCAAAGAGTATTCATTCACAGACTTTGAAAGTATCGGGACGTTGATTGTTGATGAAGCCCATCATATATGTGCCAAAGTGTTTTCCCAGTCCCTTTTCAAAATGTGCCCAAAACATATCTTTGGACTTTCGGCAACACCCGAACGCAAAGATGGACTCACGAAAGTTCTTCATTGGTTCATGGGACCCACATTTTTTGCGGTTGAACGTAAAAATCAGGGACAGGTTGAAGTCTTTCCAGTGACATTCGATTCACCCAATTATAGGAATCCTCCACCCTCCATGAGAAATGGAAAAATCTCGATGCCCAACATGATCACAGAACTCGTCGAAGATCGTCGTCGAAACCAAATGTTAGTTGAACTCGTGAAAAAAGCTTCAGCGGGTACGAGACAACTTCTGGTCCTCAGTGACCGTAGACATCACTGTGAGTTTCTTCATCAGTGTTTTCCAAAAACTTCCGGACTCTACATGGGTGGCATGAAGGAGGCGGCACTCCAGGAATCTTCAAAGAAGAAAATCATCTTTGCCACGTTCAGTCAAGCCCACGAAGGACTCGACATTCCCACGCTCGATACAGTTATTTTGGCATCACCTAAGTCGGACATCACACAAAGTATTGGGCGTATCATGAGAGAGACGAAAGGTAAAAAGAATGAACCACATATTTACGATGTCCACGACCCCTGGTCAGTTTTCACGGCCATGTATTACAAGAGAATGAAAGTGTACCGTCAAGGTGGATTCAAGATTCATGGCAAACACGTCGAGGAAAAGAAGAGCGACTTCCCTCAGGGAAGATGTTTGTTTTTATAATCTAAACATCTATTAAATGTCTGGTGCATTAATACAACTCGTCTCCAAGGGTGTTCAAGACGTGTATCTCACGAGCGACGAGGGGCATTCATTCTTTCGTATGAAGTTTACGAGACACACAAACTTTTCTCAAGCCCCAAAGTTTATAAAGACGATCGATTCGAATGACACGTCCATCACTATTCCAGTTTTGGGTGACGTCATCAACGGTATTTGGTTCGAATCTGGTGACACGAGTAACACGAACATCGCATCGAATCTTTTTTACAACTCGACCATCGATCTCTTTATAGGTGGTCAAAAGATAGATTCTCAGCATTACGATTATTACAGTGAGATTTGGCCAAACTATTTGGCGGATACGTACAACAAGTCCCAAGAACTTAATAATAAAGCGTCTACGTCGAATCAAACATTTGTCCCCCTTCACTTTTTCTTTTGTGACCACAAGGCATTTTTACCTTTGGTCGCACTTCAGAATCATCAGGTTGAACTCAAGATTACCTTTGACGAAGCAAACCTTGCGAGTCTATCAGAAAATGAAAAACGAGCCAAAATGTATGGCAACTATCTTTACCTGGATAAAGAAGAACGAGAATCACTCGTGAAACGAACGATCGATTTTGTCATCACACAGACACAACGTGTCGAGTATCCCCTCGAGAGTGTCTCGGATAACACGAGTCAATCGGGTGGATACAACGACCTGGACATTTCCATTTTTAATCACCCCGTCAAGTCCATCTTTTTTGGGTACGGAACTTCGAGTCCCAACTTTGCTCAGGATCGTTTTTCGTTTCGAACGGCTGATATGTATGTGAACGGTACACCTCTACTCGAAAACATGAGTGCCACCTATTTTCACACGGTCCAAAACTATTACAAATCGTCATATGGCCAAACAGAGTTCGACGTAGATACACACACCGGTGTCTACACACGATACTTCGTGTACCACTTTTGTCTGAATGCATCCGACTATAATCCATCTGGTACGTGTAACTTCAGTCGTATTGATAATGCCAAACTGATACTCAGGGGTGTCGAAAAGGGTGAACTACGACCAGCGAATCAACCCGTGTACGTGTACGCAGTAAACTATAACGTCCTTCGCATCAAGGATGGTCTCGCCGGAATTTTATTCGGCAACTAATGTATAAATGGGTAAGCTCGTAAAAGCTGGTCAGATTTTCGTGACCAGTCTGGATGCAACACCCAGAGAGACCGATATATTGACGGGTCTCGCGAGTATTGATGCTGGCGAGATTACGGCGGATGAAATTACAGTCTCGAATCTGAACATCACGGGTGAACTCGTGGCAATCGCCGAGACTGTACAGTTCGCGGGTACGACAAATCTATTTCGTATGACGGCTACACAGGTTGGTATCGGAACAGACAATCCCATTAACGAATTACAGGTGGGAACTGATAGTTTCGTCGTGAACCGAAATGTTCAAAATCTGGTGACTGTCCGTGGCAACGTGGCGACGACAAACCTGTTCGCTTCGAGTACGATTAAGACTACGAACGACAAGTTTTTGGTGGAGAGTGGTGCTTCAAACGTTGTGAAGGTGACAGGAAATACATTCTCTTCGAACCTGACTGTTGGAACGCAACTCGTCGTGGGTTCTGAAGTCACGGCTGGCACGGATGCGAACGTGGCTGTTTTCAAAAACGGTAACGTGGTCGTCCAAGATGGCTTTCTTCGGATTTTTGGTGACGTGGACATTACCGGTAACTTGGCCATCACAGAGATTCCCGCATACACGAGTGTGAATAACCTCGTGGTGTCGAATGCTGTCATTCAGATGGGTACTGGTAATAACGGTACATACGATACGGCGGTGCTCATGGTGGATGAACCAGATGCCTCCAATATCTTCCTCGGGTACACACAAAACGATGATACGTTTAAACTATCGAGAACTTTCGGTGGACCGGAGACGCAGACGTTTACTCTCGATACGTCCAATACGACAAACCTTCACATCTTTGGTGAGTTTTATACGCAAAACAGCGCAGGTATAGCGAATGCTTCACCTATGCACACACTCGCGGTAGGATCAAATCTTTATGTGGACGATACTGCGGGTACGTCCAACCTCCTGTATGCGAATGGGTACGGATACTTTGAAGGTTTACGTATCGGTGACAACGGCCTGAGGGTTGGTAACCTCATTACCATGGACGCCGATGCCCCCATCCCCGTGGTGGTGAACTCCATCATACAATCCGATGGTCTCCGAACCACCGGTGCACTCCCAGCGGGTATCGCAAACTCTTCACCTGTGGACACTCTGTCAATCGGTGACGTCATGTTCGTGAATACCTTTAGTGGAAACGCGTTGACAATCAACGGAAACACCGTGACATCTCGTCTCATCACAGAATCTATTCGTGTCCAGGATTTCATCGAGGTCGAAGGTGATTCGGGTATCACCTCTGTGGCGAACGTCCTCATCCACGCAGATACGGGTGGACCTGATACAGCGTCCAACGCTGTGACTATCGTCTCTGGACCTGTGGCGTCGAATACATCACTCATCAACGTTTTCGGTGCGCGAACAAACCCTGAGTTTCAGATGCTTCAGTTCATGACAAAGAAAACTGAACGCATGCGCATATCTTCCGAAGGAAACGTGGGTATCGCGAATACCTCTCCTACGGACAAACTCACGGTGGGTGGTACTGTTCGTGTGATAGGAAGCAACGCATTCACGATGGGAAGCGCCACGAATTACATGAAGGCCTATTCTGATGCGAGTGGAACACAAACAAAGATTGAATCACGTGTGGGTACTGGTAAGGGTCTCAACTTCTACGCGAGTACCACAGATACGATGGGTCCAGCCAAGATGACGATCCTCGAGACGAGCAACGTGGGTATCGGAGTGACGACTCCCCAGGGTCGTCTTCATACATCTGATGGAACTGTATTCGTGAACACACCGATAGCAGATGGTCACAACCATTTAACCACACCCCTCGTCGTGACAAACACGAGTGGTGTCACGAGTGTCACGGACGATAAAGCCGTTTTGGATTTGTCGCGAAATGCCACTGGAAGTAAAGCGGTGCGGGCCACTTTTAAATTAGGTAAGTATCAGTTTGGAGGAACGACATCAAAAACAAAATTGGATCTGTATCTCGCGGATGCAAACTACGCGGATGAAGTGGATATCATGACGTTTCAAGCCGATGGTCGCGTGGGTATCGGTTCGACACAACCCGAAGCGTTCCTCGAGGTTGTGAGTACTGGTATAGGAAATGCTCGAACGAACAGTCTCATGGTACATAATCACGGTGAGACAGGTGCGGGAGATGCCATCTTGGCAGCGCAGTCAGATACACTCGATGGAAATACGTTCATTTCATTCATTCAAACGGATGGAGATGATGATCCTCGTGGTTGGACGACTGGTGTGTCTGGACCGACTGGTGACTATAGGATCACTTCAAACGTTGATGCTGTATCCAACGTTGCGTCAACTGCGGTGTATATAAACGGCCTCACGTTTGATGTGGGTATAGGTACAGATACACCCCGAGGTAAACTCGAAGTCAACGGTAATGTAGTTATTGGTCAACAGATTACTTTTGGTGGTGTGCTCAACGACGAATTTGGTAACGCCTTCATTCGAGAGCGGTTATACGATTCTGATAACGGTATTTCAGAACTTTTATTATTCAAGGGTACGGATTCAACTTCCGGTGCGGGTCCCGATAGGATTCGTCATATAGCGGCGGATCATTTGTTTCAGGTATATTCAATAAATACACCGATCAGTGGATCACTCGTAGAAGATGCGATCGAAACCAGTTCATTCCTGTCCAGAGCCATGTTGATCAGTAATAACGGTAAAATCTTGATGGGTGATCCAAACCCGACACGTGAGGCGGCTTTAGAAGCGGGTACAACCTTATTCGTAAACGGTGGTTTAGAGTTTGGTGAAACACAGAAAATCAAATTCGGTAAATTGGATATTTTCACATCCGGTGGTCTTATTAACACGATCGATAGTTTAGACACCTCTCCCATAG